TTCGGTGAACGCACTATGGCGACGCTGGGGCGTCTTATGAGCCTGCTGTCACCCTTTGACGTGGTGATATGGATGACGGATGGCTGGCCGCTGTATGAATCCCGCCTGAAGGGAAAGCTGCACGTAATCAGCAAGCGATATACGCAGCGAATTGAGCGGCATAACCTGAATCTGAGGCAGCACCTGGCACGGCTGGGACGGAAGTCGCTGTCGTTCTCAAAATCGGTGGAGCTGCATGACAAAGTCATCGGGCATTATCTGAACATAAAACACTATCAATAAGTTGGAGTCATTACCGGGCCATAGTTATTTCCATAAAAAAACCCGCACTAGGCGGGTTTTCTTAAACTGGTTAAAATATAGATTAGGTTGTCACTTGCTTCGATTTTACGCTGAAAAAATTCTTTCTGAATCTTTCAGATGGATTTTCAACAATAAAATACATCGCTATACCAAATGCTATCACAAAACAAAATGATAGCATTGAAATCAACATTGATGAACTCTCTCTTGGTATAACCCAAAATACATAATTATATAGATAAATTGAAAAAGAACACTTACCAACAAATGAAAGCAATCTCACTACTATCGTAGGGTTAACATTACCCTTGCCTCCAACAACAAACGACCACATAGAAATTGCCGCAAAAGTAGAAGCAACTATTTCATAAAGTTTAACATTGTTATTAAATCCATCACCCTTATAGAAAAGCATAACAACTAAAGCGACAATGGAAGATATCCTTATTGCTTTTAATTTACGAAAGCTTAAGCCACAGTCGGATGAGACAAACAAAACCCAACCCAAAACAAAAAGATAAAGGTAGGATATTATTGACCACGTCAACACCCTATCCACGGTTATAAGATTAATAACGATGGAAGATACAGCGCAAATCGCAAGCAATATAATTCTATTGCGATCTGTTTTGCAAATCAAAACAAAAATTGGCAACAACAAATAAAACTGCATTTCTACAGCTAACGACCAATAAACACCGCTAATGCTAAACATTGTACTTTCATTTAAGTTATGTATGAATGTCATGTGAGTTAAAATGTCATATATTCCAGTTGGCTTTTCTGCCACTCCATAACATCTTATCAATACTATCCAAAACAAAATAGAAATGTAGTACGGAATCGCAATCCGTAGAAAACGCTTTGAGAAATAAAGAAAATAACTTGACTGTGAAACACCATTTGAAAACATGTTTCTTGTTGACATTCCCATGCAGTACCCGGAAATAACGAAGAAAATCCCAACCCCTATCCATCCATTCCCAAATGGACCATAAAGGTCAAAATAGTTACCCAATGGCAGCCCACCAGAAGAAGACCAGAGGAAAATGTGGAACGATGTCACCAATAGAACAGCGACTCCTCTGAATGCATCTATGATGTAGTTTCTTGTTTTCATATGGAATTACCCAATTTTAGATCATTGGATTATACCACATAAGTAGAATTTATCACCACCCAACAGCTACATAACTAAAATTATCCACGTTGCCTGATGATCCTGAGATCCATCCAAAAACATCAAACCCATTCAGGGTATGATTAGCTGACGACACATATCTATTCGTATCGGTAATTTTTGACGGTATTACTGCAAGTACATTATTGGTAAAAGGTTTAGGGAAACTAACAGTACCAGACGATGCATTTATTACTGACTTTCCTGCTTGAATGGTAATCACCACATCGTTAAAAATATCTTTTACTGTAAAGCAAATCCCCAATGGGTTACTTTCCACCGTCACATTATTGCCAAGGAATCTTTTAATCGCTTTAAAAACTTGATTGTCATCCTCCGGGTTAAGCTCCATCCCTGAACCTTCCACCACGCCAATTAACTCGCGTTGGAAAGTGTTCAACATCTCGGCATTGATAATAGTCGGTGAAATCCCATTAGCAACATTGCCATTAGTATATTCACCATTAGCATCAGCAGTATCTGTAGTGCTTCCAACTTTTCTCATGATTAACCTTTAAATGTTAGTTTCCTGAAATGTATCCAGAGGCGATATCAAAAATAGTTGCAAACTCAGGGGTAACTTCATACACCCCTTCGTCATTAAACCCAAAATAGATATAACCGAATTTTACAAGCGTATAGGATGGAGACAGCGCTGAAATGCGACACTCTAGTTGCCTGTTTCCCCATGAACGTAATGGGTCTCCGCAATAACTTATCCCGACTCGGGAGTATGTTATATTCGTTTCCTCTCCTTCAACCATCCAGACAAATGGCCAGTCATCACCATTTAACCCATCACCACAAACTGATAATCCCGCTCGCGCCTGTCGGTATTCTTTAATTGAGATGGTATAACCCATTGCGGCAGCAATACTGATGAAATAGCTTTTTGACTGACCGCCGGTGCTTATTAATTTTGAGACGATTGCATTTTGTCGCTTGGCGATTGTGTCGACCTCGCCAATGGAGCAATCATCAGGTAATCCGAGCGTATTTTCCCAGTCAGTAAGCATGATGGTCGCTGTCTTCGGGAAAGCGCCACTAAGAAGAGCCTGAGCGTCATTATCACTACGTTGAAAACTCCTTGCCAGCGCTCGAAGCACTGCCGTCTGCACTGCATTTTTATCTCGTGTCCAGGCTCTTCCTGACGGGATTAGTGCCTGTAGCGCTTTAAGGTAGTCGTCAGTTGAGAAGAGGCTCATGTATAGTTCACCTCGCCACGAACGGCCATCTCCCCTATTCCCGGCTCAATATTTGCAGATGGGGAGACCAGAATAAAACCAGCCGTGCCTGAAACGTCCCCTATCGCACGGTTGAGGTCTGAAAGATAGATTTTTCCTGTTCCGAGAGGATCAGCAGATTCAAACAAAACACTGTCAATAGCGTCAGCTATAGCAGCAGTTGTCGTGCTACTCGCATCAGAGATACCGCTTATCTCAAAATCAATAACCAGCTCAGTAGGCGAACAGATGTAATTCAGGGAAGTCACAGGGGCAAGTGGGTACATATAATCGGCTACCCTTCCCTGATCGCCCGTGGCCTTTACTGCACCCCATTCTTCCAGTTGTGATACGCCATCCGTGCCAACCGGGAACCCATGGTTTGTCTTGTCGTTTCCATCACACATGATGTAAATCACAACGGTACCGGGACCCATTCCTCTACGGCGGACCCATGCACGTGTAACACCGGATACGGCCAGAGCCCATGTACGATAATCCGTATCGCTCCCTCCTTGTGGTGGATTCTGGAACGCCAGCAGCCCCCGCTGTCGAAAATCTTCTTCATTTTCGATGTCGGCGCCGCCGGTAGCCGGTTCAATTAACGTAACCGAGCTGTCAATACCCGGCACGTTGGCATCCAGTGTCAGGAGCGTTCCGGCATCGGCATTTCCCCGGCTGCCACCGCCAGTGATATCCTCTGAGATATCTGGTAGTCTGGCCGTCACCGCAACAGTAGCGCTGCCCGTGGAATCAATCATTACACTGGCGTCCGTGCTGTACTGGTAGCCATCCGCACGGTTAATTACAGAGCCCCTGGCTAAAACCCGCCCCGGTGTTCCGGTAATTTGCGCTGCCGGTGAGCGAGCCGCGGTCGCCGCTTTACGGTAGATCTGCTTCAACGCCATCCATCCGGCAAGCCATTCATCGGTTGATGTGAACGGCGTGCTCTGTCTGGCGATATAATCCAGATAGGCATAATGCAGGTGCGCCATACCCGCGTCCATGTCGGCAAGCACTTTCAGATTACCGAATCGTAGCAGCGCGCCAACGTTCTCCAGCTCTGCCTGCATGAACTGGCGGTTCTCGTCACGGAGCTCACTCAGTGTTTTCCGTTTAAATGGCATTATTCAGTTGCTCCCATAGCCAGAAGAATTTGAACTCCTGCCAGTCCCCTGCCGGCGGCAAATACCGGATGATCAGATTCAACCTGTCAGGGAAGACGATTTCCGATTGCGCCTGTATCTCTGCCACAATGCCATCCGATTTCATCCAGGCCAGCGCCTCTTCGGCATAATCTTCCGCTCTCATCGCCACTTCGCGAGTCAGCTTTTCACGTCGCAGTAGCCACAGCCTTGAGCCAATATTCCGATCGTTGTCCAGATCACCCCACCAGCCGCGGCGGTCGGTTCCTTCATAATTGTCGTCAGCGCGCGCCAGCCCGTCGGTAAACAGGCTGATAATCACTGCCGTGTACATGTCATTTTCTGAGGTTAAGATGCCGTTTCCGGCCTGCCAGTCTGCGTGAAGGGCATCAACATTCCAGAAAGAGGAAATATCACTCATACCTGACTCTCTGTTTTTTCGCTGGTTATGGTGCTGTCACCGGACTGAACTTTTTTAACGTCATGGTCATGTTCATTGTGAGCATCACGCAGTTCTTTGAGCGTTTTATCGTTCGTCTCACAGTTATCGATGACGTCTCCGGTCACCAGAAGTCTGGGGGTAACCAGCTTTACCTGCTCCGTTGCCGTCGCAGTGATGTTTGCAGCATTGCTGATCTCTACATCCTTACCTTTGGCATCAATGAAAATGCCCGACTCGGTCAGATGGATATTCAGCCCCCACTGGTTGTAGACTACCGTTTCCCCTGGTTTCAGCCCGGTATGTCGATAGCCCTGATGGTTAGAGGCGATGACGACGGGGCTGGAACGATCACCTCCCAGAAATGCAATAACCACATCAGCACCTGCCGGTAGCCCCGATGAAAAGCCAAAATCAGAAAACCGCGGCGCGCTGGCCACTTCCAGCGGGGTCTGATACTGCACTTCCTGTACCACCCCGCTATCTTTCTGGCTGGTAATACGACCAATGCCCAGCATGCCCGCGATGCGGGTCGCCGCTTTTCTTAAATTTTGAATCATTGGTTTAATCCCGGGATTTGCTGATAGAAGGCACAGGGCTGGACGCTGAAGGCTTCCGGCGGTAGCAGGTACATTCTGGCGTGAGTGCCGTCGCTGTCTCTGATGTAGGTCACCTCAGCAATCAGCATTTCCGTATCCGGAAGTTGCATTGAGGGGATATTTACCGGGATCAGCGTGTTCGGCTCCCAGAGTTTTCCCGCTTTATCGCGCCAGGAATCAATCGTGACGCTCAATGGCTTTGAGCGGCCGTATCGTCGGTTCATCTCCCAGTCGATGGCGCGCTGCGCCTGCTGGGATGCCATCAGCGTACTTTCAACGATAATGATCCGTTTCCGGTAGCGCATGCTTGCCGCCTCCGGATCACGCGCTGTCGCCAGCGTCACCGAGTCATAAGCTGTATCCGGTGAGAATCCTGCAATCGGAGAAATGCTCATCGATACGCCGACGTAATCAGAAAAGCGGTCTGCCATCGAACGGCGGTAATAAGCCTGTTCGATATTTACCCCTTCAGCGATACCGCTGGACGCGCGCTTTGCGCCCACCCGGGTAAGAAATAAATTGCCGTCAGGCTGATCGTAATAGAGCAGAGCTGACCAGCGGGAGACCCGTTCAAGTATTTCCTGCGGCGACTCCCCCCAGTTGAGCGTGAACTGGGGAACGCTGACTAAATCATCGATATCAGTAGAAACCGTAATGTCGTAATACGATGCAAGCCTGGATGCTATATCCAGCGCATTGCCGCCGTTGATAACGTTGTTCGGCCATTCTGCCGAGCAATCGACAAGATCACAGCACTTATTGCGCCCCGTTGCCCTGACTTCATGGCGAGACCGGGAAAGTGATGGTGACCAGTCGTCTACATAGCCTGTTATAACCAGATCGCTGCCTAGTTTTACCTGGCAGGGCATCCCCTCCTTCACCAGCTGTTTCTGATCACTACCGGGAAAATAATCCATCAGACCCAGATCAAAATCGGAGGGGAAACGCTCAATGCCGCGGGTCACCCGCACAGAATCCCACCCCTCAATAACTTTCCCGCCCACAGTCAGAGAGACGATATCCTGATCGTTATCCGTACTCATTGTCTCAACACCTTCATCGTCGTCGGCATAAACGCCGGATGCGGCACACTGGCTTCCTGTATCAGTTCATTTGCCCGTAAGGCATCCTGATACAGACGGTTAGCCATAACCAGTGCAGGAATGGGCAGCGTGGTATTAACCTGCATCAGATCACTCAGCCCGGCTGAAATCTGGGACATGGTGTCCAGGAAGGCGCTTCTCACTGTCATCAGCGCGCTATAGAGATCGTCATCCGCCCGGTCGCCCGCCAGAAGTAACGCTGCATCCAGCTGCGTGGCCACGCGTTGCGTGATTTCCTCGGTCTCATTACGACTGGTAGGGTTGTAATCGGCCGCCGCATTCGTCATCGCCCCGCTGCACAGCACAATGATGAGCGTATTCATTGTGCCAGCCAGTTGCTGGCTACTTTCGGATCGCTGGTATTCGGTACTGGTTGATGCCGCCAGTTTTTCAAACGCAGCAATTTTATCGCTCACGCTGCCGGCGCTGGTCAGAATGCGATTAATAACATCGGCAACGCCCTGAACAAATTCATCAGCAGATACCGATTCATTCAGTGCAGCGGTCGTATCAAGTACAGCCTGTCGGTCCATCACGGCCTGTGCGGAAACTAGTTCAGATAAAGCCTGATAGTCTTCTGTATCGTCAGCATCACGATTTCCGTTAATACCCGAAGAACTCCCGCCAACCGTCCCTTTGCTGTACCGACCGTACCGGTTGTTCCCGAAGGTGGAATTCAGCACGTTACTGACGTTCGTCACCTCACTGATGGTGTTGTCCACCATATTGGTCCAGAACGTCACGGTTCCCTTTATGGTCTTAATCCCCTGGCTCACGCCGCGGATCTCACTTTTGATTCTCGCCAGGGTACTGGCAACCGCCGTGCTGACCAACTTCAGATAGTTGGTGCCGACGGTGTCACCCGCGGCGGTGCTGTCTGTAATGGCGAAGACCTTTAACCCCGACTCAATCACCATCAGGGTAAACTCAAACGAACGACCATTATCGGCGGAGCCGGAGAGTCTTAACCCGTTCTCAGGTATGGAAACGGTCATTTCCCCCAGCGTGGGGTGAATGAGCGTACCGCTCCCCTTAGCTTCACACGCATTAATCAACGCCTGTCGCTGGGAAATGACATCCCCGCCACCGTAGACCAGACTGTTCTGGACGATAAAACCACGGATAATAAATCGCCGCGTCCCTCGCCCCATGTCCTCAATCCAGGCGGTATCACGGTATGGATATTCGTGGACGGCCTGCCGGCGACCATGGCTGCCTTCCTCATTAACCACAGCAAAGGGCACGCCACGGAAGGAGCCTGGCCGTAATTGACCCAGCCAGTCCTCACTACCGCCTCCGCCCATCAGGGAAGTTATTGCATCCTGAATAATTGCCATCGGGCCTCCGGAATAAAAAAACCGCCAGGGCGGCGGTTTAAACGGGTTAGTAATTCATGGCGGTTGTTATTCTGCCATTATCCTCAACGTTATAGGTTTTCTTCTCCCCCTTATCATTGACCAGGGTGATTTCCAGCTTCATTTTCTGATCGGCCATCGCCTCTTTGAGAGACCGGGTCAGGTTTTCACTGGCTGCCTCTCTCCCGTTGCCGGAGGCTGTCAGGATAGAAGAGCTGTCAAACGTATCAGGCTGAGGCGCGAGGATATTCTGTCTCTGCTGGCTGAGTACACTACTATCACGAAGACCTGACCAACGCGGGTCACTGATGGCCGTTTGAATTGCAGCCTGTATCTCATCTTCAGAATATGGCTGCGCGCCATTCTCATGCTGAATCATGGCTGCCATGACAGATTTCAGTACTTCCGGGTTATGCAGATCCATCCGCTGCTGGGGCTGAAATCCCGTCGCGGCTGAGACTGAATTGATATAGGACTGAGTGTCATTTTCTGACCGCGGCGCATAGGTGTGGATCATGCTGTTCAGCGTGTTATTCCCACGATCGCCATATAACATCAGCTGCCTGGCCATTGCCGCCAACCCGTCGTTGCTATTGTCATAAGTGACGAAACCACGATTCACCCCGGTCGCATTAGGCGCTATCCGGAGATTGCCCGGGTTATTATTTCTGAGGCCCAGCGCCTGGTTAGATGGCTGGCTGTAATTCACCTCCCCGCGTGGAGCTGCTGCACCTGCTGGCAGGATAACAGACAAATCATTACGGAGTTGTTCAGCTCTGTCACTGGCGCCATATTGCGCGTCGTAGCGTTTCCGGACGGCATCCGTCATAAAGCCGGCATCTACCGCCCCGCGCTCACGCCGGGAAAGGGTGTTATACAGCGCTTTATCACCCTGAATGCGGCGTAGCTTCCCGGCATCCTTGCTACTGATAAACCCCAGCGCATGCGACAGCCCGGTGAAATCGCCATTCGTGAACAAGTCGGTCACACCTTCGAGACCGTCTTTCACCGAACCATCGGAAAGCAATCCCTTAAACAGAGAGTTTTTCGAACGTTTTTTCAGCCCATCCCATGCTGCGCCCAGCTCATTCATGGTGCCGTTAACCTCGGACAATTGCCGGTTAAGTTCCAGATCAACCGTCAGGCCAAGTTCATCAGATTTAGCCAGCAATGCTTTCATCCGTACGCCTTCACGCATCAGCGCCAGCATTTCCGGCGTCAATCCGAGGGCATCGGAAACCGACTTCTGCTGGTCAGGACGCAGGCTCGGGAAAACGCGCGCTATCGACTCCAGCGTTCTCAGCGTATCAACGGAGCCGTCATTGTTTTTCTGGATCTGAACGCCAATCTGCGACAATGCGCCAAGCACCTGGCTGTTGGCACCGCTGGCGGCCTCCTTCAGGCTTTTAGCCATCCCCTCGATGGAAGCGTTGGCACTGTCACCATCAGCCCCCAGTATCCGCATGGCGCCGGACAGTCTGGAAAAATCCTCCACCCGCATACCCGCATTTTTCGCGGCAACATCGAGGTTATAGGCTTCCCTTGAGGCCTCATGGAAACCGTAGGCAATCTGTTTTAACCCGTATCCCGCCGCCCCGACCACGCCCAGCGACGCCAGCTTACCGGAGAGCTCACCGACCATCTTCAGCGGCGGCACCATATCCCCGATATACTGCACGTTATCACGGGCATTTTTGGACAGATTTTCGAAGCGGGAGATAAAGCCGTTCAGGCCATCGAGGGTCTCCTGTCCTCCTAACTGGAGTCCCTCTTTGGTTTTATCCAGCTTTGGCTCCAGATCACGGATAGCCTCATTGATACGCTCAATGGCTTCCGTCGCCTGATCGCTGGCCACCAGCTCAAAGTCGAAAGAATTACTCATCGGGTTTGGTATTCCTGAGTTTATTGATACGGGTGGCCTGCGATACCCACCACTTCAGACGGGCATAGGTCATGCCCCACGCCCTGTCTTCTGTCCAGCGGAAATAAAATGTGACGTCAGCGGCCGTTTCCTGCCAGGCGGTCAGGGCTTCCAGGTCAAAAAACCGAGCAAAAACTCCTCGCATTTTCGGAAGTCGATAAAATCCATCGGCTGAAGCACACTTTCCCGCGTATCCGTGACCAGCGAGATCAGCAGACGCATTGCCGCCAGAGAAGTGGACGATGTCTGCTTTTCGTAGAACTGCTCTGCCTGGCTGAGCGTCGGTGCCTTCAGCTCCAGTTGCTCATAGCGCGTTTTTTGCGCCTCATCGACAAGAGGCTTGATGAGAGGAATGACTTTGGTGCGTTCAAGTTCTGCCATCTTAGTTCTCCGTTACGTCCCGACCTTCCCAGCGAACATCAAACACTGCGTCTTCGCTTTCCACCTCCTGAACGTTAACCGTCCAGAGTGCGCGACCGATAATAGTCTTTCCGTTCGCCAGCTCGGCGATCACGTTGACGTTCGTCTGACCGTTAAACCCCAGCACGTTAGTCCCGCCACTGTCACGCAGACGGGCTGAAATATACGGGGCAACCGGTTTTTCTTTATAACCATGTACTCCGTCCATGCCTGTCAGCGTGGTGCGATTGACAGTAGCTGACTGGTATTTAAACGAACCCTCCACCATCACAGTCACCCCATTGACGGTGACATAAGCGGTACCCGCCAGGCGGTTAGTGGTATCTCCTGCCATGATTTATGCTCCTGTTGACTCAGCCTGCAGGCGGAACTGATTAAGCAACGCGAAGATGCGCAACTGGTTCATAAGCGTTCCCGGCCACAGTACGTCAACGCGGTTCGGGTTCGTTTTGTTCTGCTCAACAATAATGTTTCTGGCAAAGGCCTCTTCGTCCTGCGCATAGCCGTTAAAGACCAGCGTCTGGTATTCCGCAATCTGATCGGCCCTGATGATGTTAGGTGTCACAATCGCCGCCCCCGGCGCAAAACGCGTGCCGTCCGCGGCCAGCTTCATGCGACCAAATTTACTGGTGACTGCAGTGCGGAGATATCGCGTGACAAACATCAGGCTGAACAGCGTTTCCACCTGCAGGTAACTGTCGTCTTCGTCGCCATAGCTGTTTTTCTGGTAGGTGGTAATCAGGTTTTCAATCATCACCGTCCCGTCATCACCTACGGTGTAAGTGGAGATGCCGCTGTACAGCAGGTTGTTGCGCTCTGTCAGCTCAAAGCGATCCGCCAGATCCGGCGCCAGCACGCCATAAACAGGCAGACTTTGTAGCGGGCGTCCGGGGTCGTTACGCAGGCTGGGTGCGGCGGCCCCAGTCAGTGCCGCCGCCCAGATATAACGCGGTGACGGTGAGCGATACACGCCAAGCAGTGACTCATGCTGGTTATTACGGGTTTCCCCTTTGGTGCCAAGCTCAGCGTAAGTGCCGTTGGTGGTAGTGAAAGCGTGGCCATAAAGCTGTTTATCCCATGCCCAGCGGCCGGTTGCATCGTTCAGAAATTCTCTGATGGCATCCAGTGATGCGGTGTCATCATAAGGGTTGATGACAAAATCAAAGGTCTTATCCTGCAGGTTGCCCAGGGCATCAACAAAATCCGGCGCACCGGCGCCGCCGGCCATGCCCGTGATGGTCAGCGTCAGTCCTGCGGGCGTCACCTCACCACCCTGAACACCGAGATAATTCAGCCTGATATCAATACCATTGCCCAGTAACCCGGCATTCTTGGCCGTCAGTGTCAAGGTATCTGTGGCATCGGCTTTTACAGCAGCGGTCACCGGCAGTTCCGTTTTACGGGTAATCGCCGCGACCAGCGCAGTGGCAATCTGAGCCGGAGTGTCAGTCGCCAGTACGGTCAGTTGTACGCGAACACCAGCAATATAAAGAGAGATAACGCCGGTTTCTGTCGCCTGTGTGGCAACCTTGATACTGCCTGTTGCCACTGCCATCGAATCCGCATCATCAGCCAGCGGAAGGATCCAGACCTCCGCAGCAGTATCGTTTTTTTGATACGCCGTCATCATGCCATGTAGCATTGAGCCTTTTCCGGTAAGCTCACCCACCGCATTGGGAGAAGAGACTTTTACCGGGATTTTTTCCTGTGCAGAGCCCGATGCCAGCATCTGACCAATCAGCAGCGTTCGCTGTGTAGCGGTCGCCGTGTTGGCCATGGAGTTATCAAACTCCACATAAAAAAGCGGCACACGTAAATTGCCGGGAACTCGCGAAAATGGAACGGTCATTTAGTTACGCCCTCTTTTTTTACGGCGTTTTTAACGCCCTTTTCCGGTACCAGGCTGACGTCACCATCCTTCAGGCGGCGGTGCCAGAACGTATTATCAGGTACCTCCGCGCCATCTTTGGGCAAAGGCTCCCCCCTGACAGGGCAGCGAACGCTGAGCCCGTCCTTCGGTTTTACAAACATGATTACTCCTGAAGGTCTATTTTTACGCCCGGCTGCGGCGTACCGTCCGGCATGTTAATGGTGATGTCGATCCCCGCCAGCGGTACCGTATCGACCGGATAAAAGTCTTCCGGTCCCTGATAGTGCTCAATATCAATTTCGATAAGCAGCTGGCCCATATGCGCTTCGCCATCCGCATCAACATCAATCGTCGAGCGAACCTCCGCATATTTCTGGATGTTCCGGGTCAACTCGTAGCTGTTAATCACCGCCCTTTCTACCTGTTCCCGGAGCTCCTCCAGTGCAACCTCCGCGCGCATGGCGCCATCATCAGTGGTTTCACTGTCATACTCCTGAACCCGGCCGGTAATACGAACGGTGGTCAGAGAGGTGAAGGCCGGGGTATTTCGCCCCTGCGCCTTTTTGTGATCAAATGGCGTCTGAACAAGCAATGCAGGGTACAAGTCCGGCGAAGTTGCCCAGTCACGCGGGGAATACACACGATCGCTGGCGGCGGTTTTATCTTTCAGCGCGGCCACGACCATTTGTCGTATTGCGGAAGCATTCATCGGGTTTTCGCCACATTGAGAACGAGACGCGAGCCGCCATGGCTGTCCGGTTCGACGTTGGACACAACAAATAACTGATTGATGACCTGACCCCCGACCGTTTTAATAAACACACGGTCAGATACGGCAGGCTGCGGTTTACCCAATTGACGAAATTCAGCATCACGCACACCCAGCATCGGGCTGGAGGTGTTAATTTCTGATTCACCATCAAGATTTTCTGCAATCTGCGCATAGCCACGGTCAAAAATACCGTTAATCGTAAAAGGAGTACCGTTGCGGGGACGGTACTCATGCTCATCGCCAAACACGCCATGGAGCGGACTCAGAAGATGTAAATCCCAGTCCACGCCCATCTGCTTACTCCGTTGTGATTTTCACACCACGCACAGCAGATAATGCACGCTGTCGCAGAGCATGGACATCGGCAATTACACCTGCTGCCAGCAGACGCTCGGCATCCTTACCGGAGACCGGAATAAGGGAGTTTTCCCGATAGACCTCACCGTCATGGCGGATGCAATTCCCTTTCAGCACCACAAACTCAGGCTCCGGGGCATCTTCCTGGTCATCTTCTTCAGCGGTATCCTCATCATCTGATGGTTCGCCGTGTTTATCGTCATGCTGTTGGGTCTCATGAACGCTGCCACCAGCATTCAGGTCGTCGATATTCAGGGCGTCTTCGGTGGCGCCTTCCGCATTCAGATCATCGCCCAGTACAGTTTTGGTTGTTTTAGCCATATCAGACCACCGTTGCACAAAGGGATGCATTTACCCGGCTCGGAATAACCAGCGGAGAGGATTGCATCAGGATAAGACGCTGGGCCGGATCTTCTTTCACCCAGGATTTTGGCGCATAGGCCAGGGGACCGTAGTTAAATGCCGGGTCCAGGATAACGCCAAAAGCGCGGGTACCCATCAGATCAGCGCCAGACATAATAACAGCGCCGTCGGGGATCATCGGCTTCTCGACATTATCAAGTGGGTCAATAAACCAGTCGTTATATAACCAGAGGTCAAAGTTACCCCAGCGTCCTTTATAAATAGCGCCCTTCATCGCCTGTGGGCCAGCGTTAATCTGGTTACCAAACGGGCTCAGCGCCGGGAACGTGATGGCGTTATCTTTGATGGTGGTGTCCAGTCGGAAAGCACGCCATGACTTGCTTGTGAACACCAGATCCGTCGCGACGGAACCGGATTCTTTCAGGAAAAGCGTCTGCCAGATTTCAATATCATCAGAGGGCTGGGTATTAGTGGCACCCGCGGCAACCGTCAGCGGCCACTTATCTGAACCACTCAGAGTGATAGTCAAATCCGGAGAGCGCCCGAAATCCACTACTTTGGTTTCATAGCCTTCCCCGGCAACCGTGACGGTACCGGACACCAGCGCGCTGGCCGCCATCCACTCAAGACGACGGTTGATCATGTCAATCTGATCGGTCATCTCAAACTGCAGGTTCAACATTTCGCGTTCTGCGGCGGTATATTCACCGCCAATACGCTCACCAATCTGGCGACGAATCGGTTTACGCAGATCCGGCGCGCGCTTATCTTTGATATAAGCTGGTTTGAACGTATTGGTCTGGTATTTACGGGACTCGACCAGCTTACCTTCCACCAGCGGGGAGACGAATGGCGCCATACGACGCAGGCCGACATCCACGTCAATCGCCACTTCTTCAGTCTCATAAGTCACGACGTTCGGGAAGAAGCGATCAAGCAGCCAGTTCTGACTGGTTTTCAGGTTAGGAACGACCTGTACCAGCACACTGGTATCATAAATATTTTCCATATTCAGTCTCTTGATAATGCCAGCCGCACGCTGGCATAAATTTTAAATGGGTCAACGCCTGCCGGTTAAAGCATTCGCCAGGAGAAATGAGGGATAAATCAGGAGGTGGTTAAAGGTGCCTGGGCGCTGTCTTTCAGGAAGATGGCCAGCGGGCGTAGTGCTGTTTTCAGTTCCGACGCAGTCCAGGAAGTGTCAAAAATAATATGATTCTGGTTGAACTCCCCCATCAGATACAGGCCGCCGGACTGATCGCCATGAGTGGAAGCGTCAACATCATCAACCAGAATGGCCGCCGGCGTCTCGCTACCATCCGTTGCGGTTTTCACACTGACGGTGTATTTACCACTGGCGGTGATCATGCCAAGCACAGTGCCACGCTTATACACACCGCCGGTGATAGTGCCGGTATCCGTGACCAGTTGCAGCGTACCGGCAATTAACTGATCCGGCACAAACGCTGAACTCTTCATGCCAGGTGCAAAGGCATTCTGACCAAATTGATCCATTATTTCTCTCCTTTAATGGAGTTGTAGAGGCCGGTCATCTGGTTTACCAGTGCCGATTTACCGCTCTCTTTCTTGCCACTATCCGGATTCAGACGGGCCTGATGGCTGGCCTGCATCCGCTGGTCAAGTGAACGCTTGCGGGTTGTGGCTGGCTGCGAAACTGGCGCGGTTGAAGCCAGAACATTGATGGCGGCAGCTGAGCTCATGCCGGTATTGAATGCCAGCGACGCGGCCAGTGAAGGATTCGCCGCAGCGTGCTTACTGCCGAAGATACGGGCACAACGTTTACGCTCGGCGGCGCGGGCATTTTTCACCGCTTTGCTTTCTTTGCGGTCATCGTCGCCATCATCTTCGGAATCGTCATCGTCTTCCGCCGCATCCGGGTCGTCACCGTCATCTTCAGCGTCATCATCACGCTCGTCGTCTTCCGCGTCATCTTCGCGTTCATCGTCCTCGGCATCATCTTCGCGCTCATCCTCTTCCGCGCGACGGCCTTTCGCTTTTTTGGCCTTTTTGTCTTCTTCCTCTTCGGAAGCAGTCGCGCCACGGCCAATAAGATGAGCAAAACTAAATGTTTTCTTCGCCATTTCAGGCTCCTGTTTTTTCAAGTAAGTTTCTGAACGCAGCATCAGGAGGACACACCTCATCAGCCAGTCCAAGTTCCACACCATCAGCAGCCATAAAACAGGCAGCCTGAGTACTTTTGATAACCTTTGCGCTAATCCCCCGATTTCTGGCGACGGTATTCACAAACAATTCGCCCATGGTGTTGATGTCCTGCTGAATAGCCGCCAGCGCTTCATCTGACAGTTCTCTCAGCGGTGACCCCTCAGCCTTACGGGAACCGTAGGTGATGATGGTGACTTTGAGGCCGTCATCTTTTATCCGCTGGGTCCAGTCAAGGTGCATAGTGATCACACCAACTGAACCAACACCACCGGTTCGGGGAACAGAAATCCGGTCCGCCGCACTGGCAATCGCATAGGCGGCGGAATAGGCGCTTTCCGTCAGAATGGCATGGATGGGCTTTTTCCCCCGGGCGCCATAAATGACATCGACCAGATCGAAACATCCGGCGACCTCGCCACCGGGCGAATCAATATCCAGGCAGATCCCCGTAATATCGGGGTCTTCCATCGCAGTCAGGAAGGCCTGACGAATGCCGTCATAGCCTGTCATGCCACTGTATGGACGCAGGCTGCCCAGCTTCTGCACCAGGGTCCCACATATCGGGATGACAGCGACGCCCAGCACATTGTCATAACCCGGGTCGCTACGGGATTCCCGCCCCCGGTTATCGTCGTATCCATACCAGTCATCATCCATGGCAAGAGAGGATTCGATTTTACTGATGCCAAACCGGTCCATAACGGATGCCATGATGACTTCAGCTTTACTTGGGTGCAGCGCCAGCGGTGTATTAAAAAGGCGCTGGGCCAGATGAGGTAGATTCACTTTTCCTCCGGATCGGTAATTGTCTGGCTGGCGAACTGGTCCGCCTGCGCCCAGCTCGGTAATGGAAGTCCGCGCTTCAGGCAGGACTCAATTTCCCGCTGGCGCTGATCAAGTATCTCTTCCCAGTCCTCACCCACGTTTTCACCCACTTCAATTTCGAGAGTGGAAAGGCCCGCATCGAGGCCGAGGATGGCGCCTTTTTTCTCTGCCACCGGATCAACCCATCCTCGTCCCGGCCCCATCCAGCGCGCACGGGAATACGCTGCCCGGGCCTCAACAAAATCGGGGGCATTCGACGGAAGAGGCAAATCCTCGTTATCGTGGACCTCTTCAACAAAGGCTGTCAGCACAGGCTGCGCGGTACCCATAGCAAAATCATCGCGCCGGCGGGTGAGTGTTTTCCATGCCTCCAGCAAGGAGGAACGCGCAGAGCTGTAATTCACATCAGACCAGTCCTGTGTAACCTGCTGCGGAGATAACCCCGTGCCGGAAGAGAAATTACGCAGAACTGCAGACTCGAAAACCTCAAAGTTGCTGTACGGACGGGCAGCATTGACCGTTGTTATTTTCTCGCCGGGGTACAGGATTGGCATGCGGGCGCCATTCTGCAGCGTTAAACGACGATCATTATGAAATTCAGCCCGGCCGTCCTGATATGCCCCTAACCCTTCCTCGAAGTTTTCCCCCAGCGCGGACTGGATCATTTCGGGATCGTATGGAGACTCAATATACGCGGCGAAGATAGCATTCAGAATTGCCGCTTCCAGCTCGCTCTGGTCGTACTTCACCAGCATCTTCAGACGTTGCACCACTGGAGTCAGAATGCCATTACCCCGATGCTGAGCTCCACGCTCATGGTCAAAGTCGTGCACAACGTGCGGGCGCCCCCAGTCGGTTTCCCGCGGTATCCTCCGCCATGTCATCGTTTTGGCGCCACTCCACCAGTCACCGATATGTGCTTCACGTATGTGATATGCCACAGGTGCGCCATCAGCATCTATTTCAACGCCGCCGCGAATATTGGGCATATCAAAATTCTGCTGTGGGTTGCTGAGTCTGTCGGGATCAACAACCTGCACCGTCGTGGCATAACGCCCCTTACCTGGTCCAAGGCGATCGGTGCGATACTGGAGCACCATCAGGGCGTCGCCATCTATCAGCTTGTGGCGAAAGGCCAGGCGTAACATTTGTGGAACGGTTAGCTTGCGCTCAACGTCACAATAACGGCCTGTGTCGTATGCCCAGGTTCTCCAGTGGGAAGCGAGTGCTTTTCCGTACTCTTCCGCCCATACTGCGTCAAAACTTTTATTACCTGTCATCATCCGTAATACACGATAGTCAGGCTTCATGATCGGACGGAAATTGGCGCCGACCGCATTATCAAGCAGGCGAGTTATGGCACCATTGGCCCATCCATCATTTCGGACCAGATCGCGCGCACGGGAAACGATACGGTCACGGTAGATATTAATTTCATTATCCGGTGACCATAGTGCGGGCTGCCAGTTCGCCAGTTGATCGCTGAAGGAATCCGCGGCGTCATATGGCACCCGGCTACCGCCCGTCAACATGCTGGGTTTTGGTGCCTGATAAGGTCTCCCGTCAGGACCAAGGATTTGCACTTTATTCATCAGAATCTGAACCTCACTGGCTTCCGTGGCCGGGCGACAATTCCCAGTTGCGCCTGCAGCAACTGAATCAGCGCCAGCAGGTCGGCAAGAGAGCTTTGCTGATAGGAGACAGAGCGCGTCCCATCACCCTGCGTATAGGAGAATGAGACGCCACGGCTGCCTGTAGTCAGGTCGATATAAGCCTGCTGCGCTTTCTGCAGAGCGTCTCTGAGCTGCTCATCAGTCATCCCACCAGCAAGTAAGCTCGTGTTTCGATTAAACATGGTTTTCCTTATTGCGGCAGGAGTTTAGAAATGTTCTTACGCTTAACGGGAGCCATAGCCTCATCCACGATGGCACCCGGTAATTCGTAATTGATTTTTTCTTCTGGCTCGGCTGGCGCCGGCAGGAACTTATCGGGATCGGCCTGAAGGTTAGCGGCCCGAACATTGAGTTTTAGTCCCATATGTTTCAGTCCGCACAGCGCGGCATAGCTGTATACGAGACAGTCGAGCGCTTCGTTCGCCCGGCCGGGAATGGGCTCCCAGACACTGAATCGCTGTCCGGCCACCACTTTGTAAACCAGTCGCTCTGCCAGTAGCTGGTTGAAATATCCGAGGTCACGATCATCCGGGAAGTGCATATAACCCACACCTGCAGTACCTAAAGCCGGCGGTTCAAGATGCAGACGACCACGGACAACATCTTTCGCAGAGTTCACGCCAAGAATAATTGGCCTGAAGCTGGCTTTACTTTTCGACGTCGGTCGCTTGGTTGGCCAGACGGGGTTACGTTTACCGCCCTGCGCAGACTCCCCCTTGATAGCCCAGATGCGTCGCCCAAGGCGCTCTTTACAGAACTCATAAACCTTTTGCGTGTGGTGACCACCGGAATCCATACATGCAGCCAGAATATTCAGCCCTCGCCCGTCACCGCGTCGCCATATCTGTTTCAAATACGCATCAAGGCGCTTCCACGGTTCCTCTGTTTCCAGGTCACCATAAATGACGTCATGCGCAACTGACCACGATTCCTCGTCCCGTCCCCAGCCAGTGATCGTGATTTCGAATCGGTCATCCTGGGTATCGACGCCGGCAGTTAACAATGCCACGCCATCAGGAACGACGGCCGGGAAGACTTCACGGCGCGCCAGCAGGACATCAACCGGGAGCTGTTTCCCGTGGTTAGGTCGGTGCGGCAACCCCATCTGGGTGTTCCACCAGGCCTGTTCCTTATCCGGATCCCCTTTCGCATCGAGGTATTTCTTTGCAATGTCCGACGGCTTATCTTTCTGCCAGGGACTAAACAGCTTTGACGCCTGGTATCCGGCGTGGTGATTATCCAGCGCCTCAGCCCCACAGTCCGGGCAAATCGCCCGGTATACGGCATGCCGTTCCGACTCCGACCATCGCCAGACAGTATCAATACTTCCCTCATCGCCTTCATGCCATTTCTGGTCGTATTCCATTAATGGTGAATGGCGGGAACCACAACATTCAAACGGTTTGGTCTGATGCCAGCGGATTGTCTGTAATGCCCGCAGACGCTCACCCTCTGACCAGCCAGCACCACAACATTCACAATGGATCATGGCCGATTTGGTCAGGTGCTTATCACCTTCTTTTGGCCATTGAACATGTTTGAAGAAATCAAGGAACTGTCGGTGCCCGCAATGGGGGCAAACTACAGAGGCCCGCCGCTGATCTGAATCTTCGTAACTGTCAGCAATCCGGCTTTCATCTTCAACCGTCGGCGAACAGGCCCGCACAGAAAGCCAGTTAAGGCCAAATGTTGCGGTTCGTTCTTCCGCCAGGGCAATGGGATCACCTTCACGTGTAATCGGGTATTTATCCACCTCATCCGCCAACAGAACACGGATAGGTCGGCGCGCAAGGTTATCTGGACTACCGGCGCCGGCCAGCGCCAGAAATCCGCCAGTGAAAGCTTTATACAGAATGGTTTCTTTTGAACTCTTCTGCTTTGAGTCACCTATGATGTTACGCAGAACTGGCGTTACCCTAACCAGCGGGCTGATGCGTTCTTTGGAAAACTGCTCGGCGGCCTCTTCCTTCGGCTGCAGGAGCAAAATCGGACATGGGTCGAGGTGCGCGAAATAACCAAACAGGTTTTCCAGCAGCGCGGTTTTCATTAACTGGGTACAGCACATCACGGTGATAATGTGGACGCCCGATTCCGTCGCGGCCAGCATAGGACCGCGGGCAATTTCAACCGTTGATGTTTCCCAGTTCCCGGAGGTGCTGCCAGCTTCTTTCGCCAGCTTCCGGTAGTCATCGGCCCATTGAGGGACGCTGATACGTGGTGGTGGTGTCCATCCCTTACGGACACTCAGTTGAAGGCGTTCAATCTTCTGCTGGGTTAAATTCTGGTTCTCCGAGGACTGAGATATGTTTGTGGACATGTTCAATCAGCACCTCTGTCATCCTGTCCGCCGGCACGCCCAGATCAGCAGCCATTAATGGTGCCACTCTTGACGGCCAGTTAAGCCAGGCGTCACGCTGTTGGCGAAAGGCGTTGAAAAGAACCTCCTCGGCGGCAGCCATCTCAATGAGTTGGCCATCTTTTTGCTGAAACTCTAATTTTGTCAGTAACGCCAGGTAGTTTTCCTTTACCCGGCGCGCTTCATCCAGCGATAACTCAGCGCCGTTTTCAAGGAGGAAATCCCGCGCAAGCCCCTCCAGTGACGAGTCACTTTCTTCCGGCGGCTCCCGCGCAGGCAACAGCCGGTCAGCTTTCTTTTTTTCTGGCGCAGACGTTTTCTGTTTATCGGGTCGGTTAACGCTTTTCCTGTACTTTTCGAGTTGTGCATTTGAAGCGACAACATCGATATCATCGCCGGACATGATCAGCCATCCCCGGCTTTTCCACATCGTAACGGTCTTGCGGCTAACGCCATGTAACCGTGCAAAATCTGACTGGTTCATTGTTACCTCACCGGCAGTCTGATCTGTTACCTGACACTGTTACCCAACCAGAAGAGGTAACATCGAGGGTAACGGCCAATTGATGGGAATATTTTTGTAATCAAGAACAAAGCTCAATACGTAACAAAACGTAACTGTTACCTGTTACCTAAATTTGAAAATTTGTAGCTAGGAAAACACTGCGGCGCGCAATGCCCGTGCCTTACAAAAGTCTCAGGAAGGACCCAAACCCTATGGGGTAGGTATTCAGGTCATTTTGCCGTTCGAATCGCTTCCTCAATCGCCCTACTCAGCGCGCCGGGCATTAAGCCGGCTGCCATTGACCGTGAGCGGTTCATGTAGTCAAGCGTAGGCGTAACAGGTAGAGCATCACCAAACCTCACCAGCAGCTTAGGAGCACGCTGTTTCCGCTTTGGTCTGCGCGTACCATTCGCTGAGCGCCGGGCTCGTTTCTTTTTCGCCTTCTTCGGTTTACGCCTCTGCCAGACAGCATCAACACCATTGACCTCACCTACGAACACATTCGGCTTCGCTTTCAACTGCGACAGCTTATTTCGCGGCATGTTGCCGTATTTGTTCAGTTTGATGTTCTTTGGATTGAGCAGCGCCTGGCTGTTCAGTTTATGTTCACCACCAAATTCAAAGGGTTCGAGATATTCAGCGGCGACATCGCGCACAAAGACTTTTGCGCGGAGGTTGTTCTTTCTGGCGCCAGCAGCGCCCACTGAGTTGACGGTGAACGGCGTCGGCGATTCCAGTTTTCGTCCCAGCGCCACTTTTTGCGCTGCGGCGATATCCCTTACTACCGATGTCATGGCTTGCGCCGTGGCGAAAGGGATTTGCTTCTGCAGCTGCTTTAGCTGCCGGGATAAATCCTTAAGCGTTGACATGGTTTCCTCCAACATTATCGAGCCACCTCTGGAAGTGGCTCTGTAATGCCTTACTTCAGGCATTGCGTGGTGATGTATTCCTGCAGGGCTCTCAGGGCTGTTTGGTCGCTGAGGATTCCGGATCGGATACCGAGAACGTTTCGTCCAGCAACTGCAGAGAGTTCGACGGTGGCATCATCGCCCATGCTGGAGGCGCCGGTGGTTTGGGTTGAGGCTGACACTGGACATTTGCCTTTGACGAGCACCCGACCACCATTATCAAGCTTGCGCTGCAGAGCATCATTTTCAGCTTTTGCATCGGCTAATTCCTTCGTGTATTTGGCATCGAGCGCTGCGACGTCTCTCTGACGGGTCTGCATGTCAGCGATGGTGTCTTTCGCCAGGCTGAGCTGCTCAGTCACTTTATCGCGCTGCCTTTTGAACTCGGTGGCGTTGTCATGGTAGTGGCTAGCCAACCATCCGAGACTGACTATCAGGCAGATCACAATGGCGCTGATAATGGTGGTTAATCGGCTCATTTCTGCCCCCACAAACAAACTTCACGCTCAATCTCGCGGCGAGTTACCAGGCCTTTCCACTGCTTGCCCTTGGCGTAAGTCCAGCGGCGCAGCTGGTCGCACGCACCTTTCTGGTCGCCCTGGTTGATTTTGCGCAGCAGCGTGGAGGTCTGGAAGTTTCCAGCGCCGACGTTATACGCGAATGAGTACAGAGCCCCGCGCATTGTTTCGGGGATCGGCTTCTGGATGTAAGGGTTAATCTGGCGGGCGACGGTGTTCAGGTCTTTACTGAGCAGCGCACGGCATTCAGCCTCGGTGTACTTCTTGCCGAGCATGATGTCTTTGCCAGTGTGGCCATAACAGACAGTCCATACGCCTACCACATCCTGATAGGGATCGTACCGCACACCTTCAAGACCATCATTACCAGTTGGCCCAGTGATGAGCGCAGAAGCAATGGCTATGGCGCCACCGCCGACGGCAGCGATAACGCTATTCCTCAGTTTTGGTGTCATAGCCATTGAGCCGATCCTCGCGTTCTTTCCGCCGGTAGTACCAGTTCACCCCACAGGTGGTAATGGTGCAGGCGATACCGACAATAATTGCCCAGTCACTCAGGGTCATCCCCGCTATTTTGTCGGCCAAAATCCATACCTCTGCCTTAACTGCCCCGGCATACGCCTTTGCTGAGACACCGCAGCCCGTCAGTGCGGTCCCGGTGCCGTATGAAAGTCTGCTGTAAATGGTGCTCATTTTTGTCATAACCTCACCTCCGTTGATGACGGATGGCGCTGTGCGTAAAGGGGAAAAGAGGCCCAGACCCTGCGGGCTGATTTATCAACAAAGCACGTCGGGGATGATTCCCGAGGGTCTGGGCATGCTCAATAAAAAAATCCCGCTCAAGGCGGGAAGAAATACCAAGGGTAAAAGCGACGGCGCGGTAGCCGTAATGGTCCCAAGGTAGAGGGATTGGAGCATCTGGCGGGGATCGAACCCGCATTTTCTGGTTGGAAGCCAGATGTAATTACCAAACTACGACAGATGCAATCTGGTTCAGGGCTCTGCGCGGAAGGGTTTTGACGTGTCGTGCAGCACGTCTCTACCCAAGAGCCCTGACCGGATCGCAGGCATAAAAAAGCCCCGGCGGATTGCCGAGGCTAATTTTACAAACTGGTATATGACTATCATCTTCATGCCGCCACTTAAAGTTAAGGCAGCATATCAAAGTAGACTCAAATATGACGTATTTAATTGACTTTTGCAAGACCCTGCTGCGAAAAAGTCGCTTTTTGTTGTGATCGTGTTCTCACAGCACAGAGAAGAGAGTCGCTATCAAGCCGCTTAAAAATGGCGCACATAGCCCGCCAGTAATCAGCGTAGTTATGGCACCAGTTATCAGGCTTAACGCCACACAGGGCTGCAAGGTCCTGGTGCTGATATACATACTTACCCGCCAGCTCTGCTTTCACGTCCTGTGCCGCCAGCCATATCAGTTTCTTCAGCCGCTCCATCGTCTTGCCGGCCACTTTCTTAGCGCCGAGTTGATCACGGAATTCTTCCCATGCCCACTGTGTTATCGCTACCTGATACTCAAAGCGGATATTGTCGCTGTAGTTCCACAGCAACCAGGATTTCTGGTGGTCTTCCAGCGACAGGAGGGCGCGGCGCCAGCTGGCTGTCGAGTATTCAACGGGCAGAACGAGAGCGATTGAGGAACCCTTAGCGCGGCACTGGCTGCCGCTCATCGGCGGTCCATCCGGGTTAACCATTTTTTGCTTCACCTCGCTATACACCTTCTTCCGGCCACGGCTGCGCGCCGTAGCGGTAAATTGCGCGTTCTCTGCAAAAGCTACCAGTTGCCCTTTCGTCGCACCACTCAGATCGGCGGTGGCCACTATCAGCTGCTGGCGAACAAATTCCAAGTATTGAGCTGTCATGCTGCTTCTCCCAGGCGCTTATAGATACGGACGAAATTGCGTAATATTTTGTAGTCGACCAGCACGGTGCCGCGGCTACGCAGGAGGCGAAGCTTTTGCCAGCGGTCGCGGATGCGTTCGATAACGTCACGGCTCATGCGGACTCCATTTCGGTAATGGTTAGCTCAAGCCGCCCACCTTTGACGACAGGCATTCTCTTCACGCTGTAGTAGTCAACCTGCTGGTCATCGAGCCAGAAACCCGATTTCGTCAGGGCGTCGAATGCTGCCTTTTGCAGATTGTCCAGGTCACGGCGCCGGCGATCCGGCATGTGACACTCAATACGGATTTTCAATGGCGTGGCCAGGCCGATATCAAGCATCGAGTCTTTGATGATTCTGGCGACGCTGTCGCGGTATGCCTGCCCTTCCGCGCTGATGTGTGTGCGTCCCCGGTTGTGCCGGTAGTAGCGGTTGTTGCTTGGCGGCCAGGGTAATGAAATGCGATATTGGTTCATGCTTTTATCAACCCCTCTTTCATCCAGATAACCTGCGTTCTGGCCATTCCCTCCAGCGCGCACTCCTTCGCATACTCCGCATCTACCAGGCGCGTGCGGCGGTCTATTTCATCGTGACAGGATGAACAGGCGATAGCGGCGAGCAGATCAGGCGGCTTAATCCCCGTCCCGCACAATCCAGCAATGCGGATATGGGCCAATACCGTGGTTTCAGGGTTGCCGTTGCAGACGCCCGGGATGCGAACCTGGCATTCACGACCGCGAGCTGCTTTACGAAGATTGGCCATGCTCACCCCCATATACGTTGACGAAGTGATCGCGGAGTATGCTCCGGGCGAACACAAACCGGCAGCCGGGCGCTGACCGTCCAACTCAGATAATCCGCGTTAAGGCTTTTCTCTGTGACAATGCCTCGCGCCTGATATCTGGACACTAACTGTTCGGCCTGCTCGGTTGTGCAGTCGGGATGCTGGAACCATGAGTATTTCATCGCCATCACCCCGCAAAGCTCAGCAGCTGACTGGCGGCGTTTTCAGCCTCAGCCGGCGAGTGGAACTTGCGACGCAGAATGTAGTTCCAAAGCACATTCAGCACTGATTTGTAGACGCCGTTAAACTGGCTGTCGTCCATGCTGGCGAAGGAGATCGACTTTGCGACACGACGACGGCTACCGTCAGGCATCTGGTATTCGTCGTAAAAGCCAGCCTGAATGGTTGCCCACTCGCGGAAGGATTCGAAGTGTTTCAGCAGCGCTATATCGCGGGAACGAGAAATACCGACCGAAGAGAGATACATCTCCGCGGCGTTCTGGAGCGCAGCGCGCTGATCGAAGTCGGATGAAAGGAAGTCGATAAACCCGGATATGAGGTTGCGCTCCGCGGGCTCAATGAGACCACCGGAAGGCGTCCAATAGTGATACCCGAGAGTCAGAAGCTTGAAAAACTTCTTGTGGAATGCGTAATTTCTGGGCTTGCGGAACTCACCGCAAAGCAGCTGCCCTACCGGGATAAGTTGCAGGTATTCGCTGGTTCCCGGCTCTGCGGGAATCAGTACGTTTTGATAACTCTTCTCAAATTGCAGTGTTTGCGCCATGTGTCCCCACTTGGCGCCGGGGTAAAGTTGTCAGTTGTCCAGACTGACCAAGTAATTATGGATGGCTGATGCTTATAAATCAATGGACAACTAATGGGTAAATTCCTTGGGAACAGGAGATATACCAGATAGAGAAATTAAATCAGGCAACTCATTGCCATGTAAAGTTCGCCCAACACCAACCGCGTAGACTTTGCCATCTACTGGAATCAAATGAACATCATATGAACGATTGAATTGTGCGTTTGGCGGCCGATGACTACTGCCTACTGATGATTCAAAAATAGTCAACCTGCTTTTTAATTCTGTATCTTCATGGATTTCTCCATCACGCCCGTATCCTACTAGCAAATATTGAATTTTATTCATTTCACCCTCGATTAATCGGCTATTTCTTAGAGTTCTGCTCGGCCATTTCAATATAGCGCGGATCGGATGCCTTGGGGAGTTGGATGCTCTGCTCGCGGTAGTAGCGGACGCGCTCCATGAAATACTCACGTAGATGCTCAGGTTGTTCTCTGGCTACCACTTCGGCGACAACTGGCATGTTCAGGCGCTCTTTGTAGGCGACGCCGGACGCTGCCAGGTCGACGTTGACCTTGTCTCGCTCTTCCTGGCTTTTGGCTGCAATGTTGTATTTTGACATTAATCTGCGGTCCTCCCACGCCAGCGCTTATTGCTATCAGGAATACGGGCTGTATCCACGGACTCCACAACCCCTTCACCAAACCGAATTGCATTGGCTATATCCAGTGATTCTTTGGCGCTTTTTGCGGCAGAATTAAAACCCCTTCTACCTTTAGACTTGAACTTACTGATACGCAATTGAGCCGCCAAATGAGCTTTTGCCTCTGTTCGGTTAGTTGGCTTTATTTTTACCAGTTCAACATCTAATTGATACTGCTGTTTGGAAGAGAGTTTCTTCTTTTTCATTTGATGTCACTCTTGAGAGAGTTTTTGTCATCATAAACGAAAAGGCCCAAAAGGGCCTTGATTAAAGTCTATGTAAAGCGTTGTGTCCTACGCGAGCTTTATGCATCACCAACACCCCATAGCTCCCAAGCCGATGAATGCGATAGTGAGATAAATTTTCAGCGCTCTGCCATCACTCAGCCTCCACCTTGATGCCAGCGGCGGCCAGCGCCGCGTTAACTTCTGCCTCGGGGTATGCGTATATTGCGCAGTGCGCCGCAGTGAACTCTCGGCGATGCAAAACGCTAATAGGCTTCGGCAGCTTCACGGTGCGGGACTCCAATGACGACAAAAGCGCTTTAATTTCTCCTTGCTGAAATGCAATCGTCTCCTGCGCCTTCTCCAGCGCCTCTACCAGCGCGATGACATTGTTTGGGTTAGCCAGGGCGTAAAATTTCTCCGCCGCCGCACGGCCTTTCGAATACCGGGCGATAATGGCGAGCTCTTTGGCATCGATCGCTGCCGCTTTCAGGCTCTGCGCCAGTTCGGTGATATCAGTCATTGGCCTTTCCCTCGCTGCGGAACATCATGATTGTCAGGTCGCCTTTAGTGGCCAGGCGAACGGTAGAGCCAGGTTCCAGGCTGTTAAGCTCAAAGGCGTCATAAAACTCATTCACAGCTTTCTGGCGGCGAGATTCCTTACGACGCTTGTCCCACTGCCTCAGAGCATTTTTGGTAATCCACTGGCCTGTTTTAACCATGATGTATGCCCATCCAAGAATGGCTAAACCGGTATTGAGATAAGTAGCGATGCTCATTTCCCGGCCCCCTCGCGCAGCGAGTCTGCCAGCCACTGCAAATTCATGATCTGCACGCCGATATTGCTGAACTTTTTATCCAGGTGAGCGATGGCCTTCTCAACTCCGCGCGCCTCGGCTTCGGCCATGATGCGATCGGTGGCGGGGGTTTCGATATTGTTGAGAGCGTCAGTAAACCCGCCCCTTTCCATGCCAAGTTCGGCTTCATAGTCGGCATCAAATGCAGCGTTTTTGCAGAAATTCTTCAGCGCCACATTCTCCGCAGCCAGCTGAGCATTTTGGTCTGCCAGCATATTCCCGGTTTTTATGGCGGCATCCAGTGAAGCGCTGCAAATGCGGAACTCTTTCGCCAGCTTCAGGAACTTCTGTTCTCTGATCGACGGCTCGCCTGCGCTCTCAAGGGAGGCGATGAGCTCGTTTACTGCCTGTAATGTGATAGTCATGCTGATGTTCTCCCGTAAACAGCCAGTACCCGTTTCATCGCCGGGCTTTGCCGACACTCGTTGAAAATCTGATTGGTGCTCTTCCTGCCTGAAATTTCTTCTTCAGTGGCCAGCCGGTAGTAAACCGTCCGCCACACCCGAGCTTCCGCTACCAGTACCCCCTGCTTTGCCAGGATATTGGCAGCCTGGTTGATGCAGGTATGCGTCATCCCGGAAGCCGCGGCGACATCTGGAGAGCTGCAGGTTTTATGCGTTTTCAGGTAGTTCAGAATTGCGTCTTTTCCTGTCATGACCGGTTCTCCCGATAGCTGTCCCAGGTAAACGAAATCGTGCAGCCGCCGCCGTCGTTCATGCGGTCGATGACGCGCTCGCCGATAAACTGCGTCAGCTCATCCTTCGGCAGGTTGCTGATCAGGATCGTCGGCTTCAGGCGCTCGTAGCGGGTGTTGATGATTTCAAACATGATCATCTTCTCGGCTTCGCTGCCAAACTGCACACCAACCTCATCGACAATCAGAAGGTCTGGCTTCGTGAAGTAGCGGATCACCTCATCCTCAGTGCGCGTGGCTGTTTTTGACCAGGTCGATTTAAACTCCCGGGCAATCTTCAGCGCCGTCGTGAAAATGACTGAGCTTTGGTGGTGCTCAATCACATGACGGGCAATGGCCAGCGCAAGGTGGTTTTTACCGGTACCAGGCTTGCCACACATAACCAACCCACCGCCCTGCTGGAGGCGATCAGTCCATTTCGATGCGTAGGCCTGGCAGACCCGTAATGCTCGCTCAGAATCCTTCCCAACAGGCTTGTAGCTGTCCAGAGTGCACGTGGAGAATCGCTCTGGTATGTCCAGCTGGCGAAGCAGCCTTTCTGCAGTTTGCTGGCGAACTCGCTTATCCCAGCGAACCTTTTCATCCTTCAGAAAATTCAGTTCGTCTTGCAGGCAGCCCGGGCAGCGTGTCGGCGGTGATGGCAGATTGATGATGCTGCTGGTCAGGATCCGCTTACGCTGCTCATACTCGCCATGCTTTTCGCAACAGACGCGCTCGATAACCACCTCGCAATTCGGGATGTCTTCCGGTGGCTTACTCAGCTGATCAAGCATCCGCTCAATGGCAGTGATTTTTTCTTCCAGTTCCATGATCAGTCCCTCGCCCATGATGGGATTTCAGTCTGCCCGTAATCCTTCCCTGAGAAATTTTCGGCAACTCGCACCTGTTGACTTGGTTGAGGCTTGGCACCATTTGGCTCAAACAGGCCTTGCCAGCCATTGGCGATGCTGCGGTTGATAATTTCTTCGGGCGAGTAACCGTTCAGTCTGCAGCGGTCCAGCAGGTTGATAGCCTGGGTGACCGTCTGCTGAGACTTGATCGGCTTTTTCAGGTCGCGACGATATGCCACCCATGACGACCAGATTTCTGCAGAAAGCCAGTCAGGCAACTGAACAGCTAACGCATCGAACGAAACCGCCCGGGGGGATTTAGGGGGGTTATTAATATTGTCTTTATTGTCTTTTGTATGTTTGTCTTTTGTGTTTACCTGATTCGGGTAATAGGCGTTACCTGATTCGGGTAAACTTTTCTTACCTGATTCGGGTAATGTTACCTTTTTCAGGTAAGGTTTTTTTTCTTTACCTTTTACGGGTAAAGATGACCATTCGCTGACCGTTTTATTAATCCCGATAACACGACCGGTTTGAGTTAATATCCCCCGCTTAACCAGGACGCTTTTTGCAGCTGAGCACTTATGCGGGAGAATGCCGGTCAGCTCCGAGAGCTGCTCGTTACTGACCCAGTCAGATTTCTTGTTGAAGCCGTATGTTTTGCGCATGACAGCCATGAACACCAAAAGCTGATGCTGCGACAGACCCGCACGCATGACAGCTTCAAGGAGCTCATTGGCGATGCGCGTAAACCCATCGTCGAGATCTGCCACGCGCAGCTCCTGTAGTGCCACGACAGGCACAGGGAAATTGATTACCTCGGCAGTATTTGCCATAATTACTCCTGTGAATTGATCCAGTTAATTCGCGTAGAAAGCCGTTAGTGTTGCTGCACTGCGGCTTTCGCCTTTCTGTTCCCACTCATGCTTCAAAATCACCTTTCTCTCCCGGCCTGTTAGAAATCAGGATGGCCAGCAGCAGCGACATGTTCGGCAGCAGACTTTCCCGCCAGCGACTCACCGTCGACTTATTCACTCCGGCCACTTTGGCGATATTCGTGGTTCCCAGTTCAGCTATCTGGCTGTGTAACCAGCTTTCTATCCTGCGAGCCTCCACTTTGTTGCGTGTCGTTGAACTCTCCATTTGTGATACTTCCTCTGGTGTTGTTTGGAATGGCCGCTGGTTAGGCGGCCGGTGAATGCGCGCTCAGCAACTGAGCAAGGTCAGGCCTGATCTCTGCCGCCTTAATCTTGCCGTTGGTCGCAGACACGATTTTCATTACATAGCGAGCGTCAATTCCGCCGCCATGCAGCCAGCGCCAAACTGTCGGCTGCGCTACGCCACACAGATCGGCCAATTTTTTCTGACTGCCAGCGATATCAATTGCCTTCTGGATGGTTTTGTTCGTCATGTTCCAATTCCTATAAGTATTGGTGCAAAATGATAATAGCAATGCGTATTGGTTTTAGCAATAGCAAAACGTGTTTTGACCAGTAATACGCAAGCGTATAAATTTGAGATTATGAAAAAAGAAACTCTTGCAGATCGTTTAAACGAGGCCATGGCTTCGGCTGGAATGTCACAAGGGGCGCTTGCGAAGGCCTCAGGTATTGCTCAGCCAACCATTTGGCGCCTGGTGAGTGGAAACGCCAGGGGTTCAACAAAAATTGTCGAGATAGCTAATGCTTTGGGCGTCAGGTCTGAATGGTTATCAACCGGAAATGGACCGATGCGCGATGACGGCCAGCTCCCTCGCGCTGCCCAGGTTAAAAGCCAGGATACTGATGCATTCAGGATTGATGTGCTGGACCTTATGGTTAGTGCCGGGCCGGGCATCGTGAACCAGGAGTTCGTCGAGATTCTCCGTTCTGTTGAGTATGAGCCAGCTGAAGCCCGGCACATGTTCGATGGGCGTAAGGCTGAGAACATCCGGATCATCAACGTCCGGGGCGACAGCATGTCTGGGACGATTGAGCCGGGTGATCTGCTGTTCGTCGACATCAGCGTTAAGAGCTTCGACGGCGACGGGATATACGCCTTCCTGTACGACGACACTGCTCACGTCAAGCGCCTGCAGAAGATGAAGGATAAGCTGCTGGTTATCTCAGATAACAAGAGCTATGCCCCTTGGGAACCGATCGAGAAAGATGAGATGAATCGGGTGTTCGTGTTCGGCAAGGTGATCGGCAGCATGCCGCAGACGTACAGGAAGCATGGGTAAAGCCTTAGCACACAGAGGAAGCATGTCTGATCTGATTATCCCAATACTCATTACTTTGCTGATTATCGGGCTGGTTGGGATCGTGCTCAGGCTAGATAAGATTTTCTTCAAGCGAAGGGATGAGCGGGATGACTTTGAATAAGCCAGACCGGTAGTTCGATGTGTTTTTGGTAATGCCGAAGACGTACAGGAAGCATGGATAGCCAGCCAGTGGCCTGACAAGGTGTTTGGGTGATGAGAAGATAGCAATAACTTAGAGGCTTAAATGTGATCAGAATAGGAAGGTTACTACCTGGCGGCATTGCAATTGACGAAGGGCAACATCACCCGATAAAGGGCGTTGCTCTTTTGATAAAAGAAAATAGCGAACCAGAAGAGATTGTTGTTTTTGCAAAAGAAATATCTTCTAGGAGCATTTCTATAGAAATAACCTGCGCAGCCTTGGGAAGAGCTCTATCCCTGCCTATACCCGAGCCAGTACTACTGTTTGACAGCTCAAACAAAGCATTTTTTGGTAGTGTTGATGCTACCTATCCGAGTTTCATGAAGTATGTTTCTAACTCTTCAGATCAGGCCGTTTCTGATGCTTTGGCATCATGGCCGTTATTGAAAAAAGCTAGCTATTTTGATGAGTGGATTGCGATGGATGACCGTCACAACGGAAATTTGCTTTTCAATGGTGATGGTTTCTTCCTGATAGACCATGAATCGGCAATTCCCCAAGGTCTTGCCCCTGACCTTTTCGGGATAGATTATTACTCCAATCAATTGCTGCAGGTAGCAACTTACATACTCGATAGAAGTAATGATATAGCCGTTCAGATGATGGCAAATGAGGCGAGAGCTTGGACCATGTCTTGCAAGAGTAACACCCTAACGCTATTAGATGGAGAGATATCCGAAACAGTTCAAGGTAAAGAGAAAAATCAAATAATGTCTTTCCTTTCATCTAGAATTGAGTTACTAGGAGACATTCTTTATGATCAAATCAAGCCCCAACAAACACAGATGATATACGATGCTAAATCTTGATCAGCTTCTTAAGTCAGCTCCTGCTATGCCTGCAACATCAGGGCGCTGGGCATCTGTTTATCTTGAACCAATGATCGGCTCAGGAGAGCGGCTCACGGTAGCAGTTGCCACGATAACATCATCTGGTGAAATTTTAGTTAAGCCGGCAATCAGAAAAGAAGTTATAGAAGCTATGTATGGCTTCAAAGCACCAGCATTTATCAATGTGGTTGATCTGATTTTGTCGAGTTTGAAGTTGCATCTGGCTGCTAAGGGGGATTTCGTATCATGGCATCCTCCAGTTACAGGCGTCACTATAAGCGCCGTAAGGAATGCTGCGTCATCAAGCCCTGTTGGCATACTCCGCCAAGCGGTATCATTGTCATCGAGTTTGTCATCACTCCTTGAGGCTGAAGAAGATTCCGATGGGTTGCCAGCTAAGCAATCAAGAACTAAAGACAGGTGGCCAATTCAAATCTTTGATGCGGTTATCAGCGCTGACGGACGCAGGGATATTTTTTTCAATAGAAGCTTCACCTTTAGTGATGGACACAGACCGGCTAAAATTTTCTATCTAAGCGATCATGCAGCTATCAACACCGGAAAACTGTTACCCCACAACTTGAATGAGCAGGTTAAGGATGGAAAAGCAAAAATATCTGACTTATCAATGATAAAAAGGCAAGGCGATATTTTTCCAAGAGAAACTCATCAAATGATTATCTACAAACCGGAAGATGATAGCCCTGCATACAATGATAGGCACATAGCATCAATAAATAGTGCGTACCTTTCTTTACAGGACTTGGCTAACACCTACGATGTATCAATCACTTCTGTAAGCACTGCCGAGCATGCAGCAAGGTTAATATTGCAAACTGCAGCATAACTTTTGATCCGGCCACCGCGCCGGGTTTTTACTGCCCTACTCTTCCCTCAGCATCAGCACGTCCAGCGCCAACTCCACAGCCAGATCGACCTGGTCTTCCTGCCACAACACCTGAATCATCTCTATCAGCGCCTCTCTTGATGGCTCGCGCCTCTCAACCAGCAGCTGCATAACCGCTATCCCGATGACCTGCGCAATCTGCGGGTGCATCTCTGCGAAAAACTCATCCTCATTCGACATGGCGCTACCCTTTTTGGCGTTTTTTTGAGCATAACAGCACAATAGGAAAAAATAAATTCATTTAGCTATCAATGATTTAATAGCAATAGCTATCAAATAATAACAATACGTATTGCTATGGTTAATACTCATTGCTATTATCATCTCATCCAAACAACACCGGCAACGCCGGGGTGAAGTCAAAACGTCCCGTTAGCCGCGATAAGGCAAAGGTGAAGAGATGATCCGCGAAGAAGACAAGCCTGCATGGCGTAATTTTTGGTTAAAGGTCGTTCCGTTTTTGGTTGCTGTTCTCGCAGTTAGCTATCCGTGCTGGGGTGGCAAATGAGCAAACAAGGCATTCGTTCACTGATTTACTGCCTGCTGATCTGCGGCGTTATCTGGTCGGCTGTTGTTATCAAAATTCTGCACGTTACGGGGGTGTTCAATGGCTAACTCAATTCCTAACAGCGGACGCGCCGTGATGATGCGTAACGCTAAAACTGGCGCCACCTGGAAGGTTTCACGTGACTACCTGAAAGAAACCTTCTGGTTCGAGCCACAGGGCAACCTGCGCCACATTCGCAAAGCATTTGAGGCACGCGACCTGCTGCCGAATCTGGTTCCAGCCGGGACGCATTAACCGCGCATATCAGCGCACGAATTTAACTGAGCTATCAGGCAGCCAATACGGTGCCGGGATTCTTACAACCAAATTTCAGGGGAAACCATGAGCGAAATAATGGATTTAGTCGTCATCGAGAAAAAGAACGCGATGGCGGTTTTCACCAATAACGACCAACTCGATCCGCTTATCGAAGCGATCGAAAAAGAGGCTCGCAGTCTGGTGCCGGACGTGACCACCAAAAAAGGCCGCGATGCTATCGCATCCATGGCTCACAAGGTCGCGCGCTCTAAAACCTACATCGACAACGCAGGTAAAGCCCTGGTCGCTGAGCTGAAGGCGCTGCCAAAGCAGATTGATGAAAGCCGCCGCGTTGTCCGTGAGCGTCTCGATGCACTGAAAGATGAAGTGCGTCGCCCGTTGACCGAATGGGAGGCGGAGCAGGAACGCATTAAGGCCGAAGAAACCATGAACGCCCTTCACGTCGAAGCACTGGCCATGAATGAAGAGTTCGATCGGCAGCTGGCAGCTCGGATTGAGTCTGACCACGAAATGGCCCTGCTGATGAATGACGCTTTCGACCGAGAGCAGGCGGATAAAGCAGCTGAGGCTGAGCGCCAGCGCATTGCCCATGAAGAAGAAATTAAGCGAATGGCAGCCGCCGCAGCAGCCCGAGAAGTTGAGCAGCGCGCACAGCGTGAACGTGAAGAAGCGGCGCATCGCGAAGCTGTGTTGAAAGCACAAGCTGAGCAGGCAGAGCGAGATCGCATTGCAGCCGAGAAGAAAGCTGAGGCTGACAAGCAGGCCGCTATCGAAGCGGAGCGCCGCAAAGCTCAGGAGGAAGCCGATCGCATCCGCCGCGAGGCAGAGCAACGCGAACAGGCCCGCCTGGCTGAGGAGAAACGTAAAGCCGATGAGCAGGCTCGCCGCGAAGCCGACGTTAAGCACCGCAAGGCTGTAGGCACTGAAATCGTCAAAGCTCTTCTGGCCAATACCAGCCTTACTCGGGATCAGGCTATCGAGGTGCTTACAGCGGTTAAAGACGGCTGCATTCCCCATACCGGTATCAGTTACTGAGGTGCTTATGAACGCATACCGCGCATACGACGCTATCGAAGAAAGGAAATGGGCTGAACAGTCGCTAACCGAAGAGAAGCAAAAGTGGATTGACGATCGGGCGCAGGAAATTATCGACGCCCTGCCGAAAGAGCCGTCAGGTCTGTTCCGCTTCTCTGTGCCGATGGACAAAAGCCCATACGAAGGCCTCCGCAGCGATGCAGCTGGCGAGGCATATAACGATCTCATCTCGGCAGTAGCTTACGCCCAGGCGGAATACGACTGGGATCACCGCACCGGCTGCCCGTTTTAACTTTGAGGGGAATTCTATGAGCACAGCACTTTCTACAATGGCCGGGAAGCTTGCCTCCCGCCTCGGCATGGATGCCGGAACTGACCTGATGAACACTCTGAAAAATACAGCATTTAAGGGTGGGAATGTCACTGATGAGCAGTTCACGGCACTGCTGATCGTCGCCAACCAGTACGGACTAAATCCGTGGACGAAGGAGATTTATGCATTCCCGGATAAAGGCGGAATTGTTCCAGTGGTCGGCGTTGACGGCTGGGCTCGAATCATCAACGAACATCCTCAGTTTGATGGAATGGAGTTTGCCTACGACAAGGAAGAAGGCGCGTGTACCTGCAAGATATACCGGAAAGACCGCACACACCCGACCATCGTTACTGAGTACATGGGAGAGTGCAAACGCAACACTCAGCCATGGCAGTCCCACCCTACCCGTATGCTTCGTCACAAGACGCTGATCCAGTGTGCGCGTCTCGCATTTGGGTTTGCTGGCATCTTCGATCAGGACGAAGCCGAACGTGTCATTGAAGGGAGTGCGACAGAGGTTCATGTAGGGCATGAATCGGATGATCGCCGCCCGGAACTGATCGCAAAAGGCGAGTCTGCCGCACGCCTTGGAACTGTTAAGTATCAGGAATTCTGGGTGGCGTTAAGCGCAGAAGAGAAACAGGTTATCGGCGCGGTTGAGAAGCGTCGCATGTATGACATGAGCCTTGCAGTCGACAACGCAGAACCTGTCGATGCCGCAGCGCCGGAGGATAAATGATGGAACAACGCACCCCAGAATGGTTTGCCGCTCGCTGCGGAAAAGTCACAGCCAGCCGCCTTGCTGACGTCATGGCCAGAACCAAGTCTGGCTATGCCGCAAGCCGACAGAACTACATGGCCGAGCTGATTTGCCAGCGCCTCACCGGGAAGCTTGAAGAAGGTTTCTCCAACGCCGCAATGATGCGCGGAACAGAACTCGAGCCGGTAGCGCGCGAAATGTATGCGCTGAATGAGTTCGATGCCGAAATCACTGAAGTGGGGCTTATCGATCACCCATCTATACCAGGATTTGCAGCAAGCCCTGATGGGCTTGTTAATGGTGATGGGCTTATCGAAATTAAGTGCCCCAACACCTGGACTCATCTTGAGACCTTAAAAACTGGCGAGCCAAAACGCCAGTACCTGCTGCAGATGCACGCTCAGATGATGTGCACAGGGCGTAAATGGTGTGATTTCGTTAGTTTCGACGATCGTCTACCACCAGACCTCGCCTATTTCAAAAAGCGCATTCACTTCGACGAAGCACTGGCAAATGAGATTGAGTCCGAAGTGAAAAAGTTCCTGGAAGAGCTGGAGAAAGAAATTTCCAGCATAAAAAACCACGACCATGCCGCATGAGAAAGGCAGACACGAAAAGAGGTGCGCAATGACTGATTTCGGCGGGTCGAAAACTCCAAAAAATGAACGTGACTACTGGCAAACACCGATTGAAATTTTCAACGCGCTCGACCGCGAGTTTGGCTTCTGGCTGGATGCTGCAGCCTCTGAGAGTAATGCGCTATGCGCTCACTACCTCACTGAGCTGGATGACTCGCTGAACAGTGAATGGACGTCATACGGGGCGATATGGTGTAACCCGCCCTATTCCGATATTGGGCCGTGGGTGGAAAAGGCAGCCGAGCAATCCCGGGCGCAGTCTCAGGCCGTAGTGATGTTGTTACCGGCTGACATTTCTACCGGCTGGTTTATTTCAGCCATGCAATCAGCTGATGAACTCAGACTCATAACCGGCGGCCGTGTTCAGTTTGTTCCGGCATCCGTTACAGGAAAGCGCCGGAGCAACCCCAAAGGCTCGCTTCTGTTTATCTGGCGTCCGTACATCACCCCGCGACACATCATCACGACTGTATCGCTGGCTGAGTTAAAGCGGATCGGGAATCTGGAGGCTGCATGACGCCAGAAGAAAAAGAAAACGCTCTCCGCGCCCAGGCTCGTCGCTGCGCAGAAGAGATAACCAAAGCGATGAGCGTAAAGCCTAAACCGAAGTGGAACGCTGTATGCCCCCCATCCTTCGCAAGCACTACGAGAAGGTAAAGCCGATGGGTGTCAGCCTGGTGAAATTTGTCAGTGTTATTGGCCACATGAATGGGCGGTATGGAGTGGAATCATGAGCAAGTATCCAAGAGTCGGCAGTGTTGCTGCCAAAAGCAAAAATACCTCTGCCAGATGCAAATGCGGTGCAGTTGCGAAGTTTAAAACCACGGTTGAAGTAAATGTTTTCCGTGGTGATGACGAAGTGGTCTGGACTTGTAACGAGCACAAAAAAGACTGCTCATTTTTAGTCGGCGGGCAAGGCGGTGCTGTATGAAAGAACGCGGAATGATTTTTAACGGGGAGATGGTGCGGGCCATTCTCGACGGACGGAAGACGCAGACGCGGCGCCCGGTAAAGTTTCCGGTTTTAGATAAAAACCTTGGGTGCGAGCTGGCTGGCAATGAACTGGCTGGGGAGCTGTCGGCAGGCAACTATCTGAACAGCGCATTTGGTAAACCAGGCGATCGAGTTTGGGTGCGCGAGACGTGGGGAGTCGTCAGTCACGAACTTGATGAGGATGGTCGAATCCAACCATGGACGCCAAACCGACCTGCTACAGCCATTCACGAAATGCCGTTTGGCAATGGCTATTACTCTGGCCACGCCATTTATGCAGCTGATGGTGATTTTACCTGGGGTGATGACGATGGTTATGAAGATGGCCGTTCGTGCTGGAGGCCATCCATTCATATGCCGAAAGCAGCCAGCCGCATTCTGCTGGAAATCACCGACGTGCGCGTTGAGCGCCTACGCAGCATGAGCCAGGACGATGCACGCGCCGAGGGTGTTATTGCCGCATCTGGCCCTATGGAAGCCGGTTTAGCATTCCGCGAGCTGTGGGACTCAATCTACGGCGAGGAGAGCTGGAAAGCCAACCCCTGGGTTTGGGTTATCGAGTTCAAGCGAGTTGAAGGCGGTGCAGCATGAGCGCAGAACTCATCGATCAGGCCAACGAGCTGGCAGAGCGCCGGCTGGAAATGACCATCCATAACATGCGCATCAACCATGCTGCAGTTTCAGCTACCCACTGCCGCGACTGCGGGGAAGAGATACCCGAGCGGCGCCGGGAACTGGTGGCGGGATGCCAGCGCTGTGCTGATTGCCAAGAAGAGTTTGAAGAACGTGGTAAGCACCTGAGGTGATGTATGTGGGTAATGATGAAGATTAAACGTACTGGGCAGGAGATGTATTTCCAGTGTTACGACAGCAGGGAAACGGCTGAAATGGCGATTAAGGTTATGAATTCCGTCGCCAGTAGCTGGGAATTCTATATCAGTTAAAGAGTGCGGCAGAGGTGATGCATGCAGACAATAATCCAGATCGAGCCAAACGAATGGGTTTCAGAGGACTTGCTGATGGCAGTCACAGGGATGAAACGTGGAACCATTACACGGGCCCGCAAATCATCCTGGCTGCTTGGGCGTGAGTATAAGCACGTTTCCCCTGAAGGTGACCCAAAGCCAACCAGCGAATGCATGTACAACCGCAAAGCGGTAGACGCATGGATTCAGGCGCAAAAGCAACCATTGGGTGATCGGGCGGTATGAAACAGGTAAACTTGCAACGCTCCTGGACGTCGGGAGGGATAAATGAGTAAAGAATCATACCCAACGGGCGTTGAGAACCACGGAAAGTCACTCCGCATATGGTTCATTTTTAAAGGTAAGCGTGTCAGGGAAAACCTCGGTGTCCCTGACACCGCTAAAAACAGGAAGGTGGCCGGGGAGCTGAGAACGTCAGTTTGTTTCGCTATCCGCATGGGGACCTTTGACTATGCGGCCCAATTTCCCAACTCGCCAAATCTGAAAACTTTCGGCATCGGGAAGAAAGATATCACCGTAAAAGATCTGTCTGAAAAATGGCTTGAGCTTAAACGGATGGAGATCTGCGCTAATGCCATAAACAGGTATGAATCGGTGGTGAGAAGCATGCTGCCGAGGGTTGGCGCGAATAAGCTGGTTTCGTCTGTGACAAGAGAAGAGCTTCTCTATATCAGGAAGGATATGCTGGCGGGGGATAAAGGGTTGAGTGTGGTGACGGTAAACTACTACATGACCACGATCGCGGGTATGTTTCAGTTCGCTGTTGATAATGGCTATGTGAGTGAAAACCCGTTTAACGGCATCAAGCCGCTAAAGAGGGCTAGGATAGAACCAGATCCGCTCACACGTGATGAATTCGTTCGCTTCATTGATGCCTGCAAGCATCAGCAAACGAAAAACCTGTGGTCAATTGCGGTATACACAGGATTACGTCACGGTGAGCTGGTATCCCTCGCATGGGAAGACATAGATCTGAAAACTGGAACGATGACCATACGCCGGAATTATACGAAACTCGGTGATTTCACTCTACCAAAAACCGAAGCCGGTACCGACAGGGTCGTTCACCTGATCAAGCCAGCCATTGACGCTTTGAGGAACCAGGCGGAAATGACCAGGTTAGGCAGGCAGTATCAGGTTGAGGTACAACTGCGGGAGTATGGCCGAACGGTCATTCACGACTGTACATTTGTGTTCAATCCTCAGTTGGTTAAAAAAAGTGGCAGCGTAGGTTACCTGTACAAAGCCGATTCAGTTGGTGACTCATGGGATGCGGCGCTTAAACGGTCAGGTTTAAGGCACCGCAAGGCGTATCAGTCGAGACACACTTACGCCTGCTGGTCGCTGTCTGCCGGGGCCAACCCGAGTTTCATTGCCAGCCAGATGGGACACGCCAGCGCCCAGATGGTTTTCAATGTTTACGGCGCCTGGATGGCCGACAGCAGCAGCGATCAGATTGCTATGTTGAACCAGAAATTATCGGACTTTGCCCCATCCATGCCCCATGGCATGGCGATAGGAATATGA